CTAACTAGACATATTTTCTCCCGTTTTAAGAGTGTAAATAATTTATTTTTAATTATTTAATTATTATTCTTTTCTTACTATATTATTTAGTAATTGAATTATCATTTCTTGATTTGATAGTATCTTATTTAACATATTATTTGTAGAGTCTTCTTCTATTTTATAATTACTATTATTTTTATCTATCTTTTTTAATTTTGATATAAAATCATAATTTGTTGTTTCAAAACTAACCCTTTTTTGAATATTTTCTGTAGTATTATTTTCCATTATATCTTTTTTATTTATACTAATCAATTCATCATCACGTAAATATTTTTCTCTCTCTTTACTAATATCTGAAAGCATTTTATCCATAATATTTTTATCAAGAGGTTCATCATTTTCTTCCTGAAATTTAATTTCTTCTGGGTTAGGTTTTTTAACTAATCTAAAAAACTCTTCTTGTTTATTTTCAAAATCTTTATTAACTTGAATTTTAACTTCTTCTAATGGTTTTGGTAATTCTTTTTTTTTTAAATATGATAAATTATTTATCATTTCATGAATAATTAACTTATTTTTTTCTATTAAGTTATTATTAGTTATATTTGATATTTCTATTAATTTTCTCTCATATAAATTTTTTACATTATTAAAATTTGACTCTGGTATATCATTAAAACCTCCATTATCTAGTAGTAATTGCCATACCATTCTTTTATTTTCTATAGAAAGAAATTCATTATTAGTCATTATATTTAAATATATAAATTATTTTTATATATTTATATATTTTAATTAAAAAGTACTTTTCTTAGATTCTCCATCTGTTTATCAGGAATTCTTTTAATAAAATCTTTTGGTTTCATTTTATTTTCTAATAACTGTATTATCACATATAATACATACATACCACATTCTGAATTACCTTTTTGGTGTTCTGTAGTATTTTTTAAATATTCTAATTTAATTCCTATAGAACTAGCTTGTTTTAAAACTTTATTAGCAAACTTATTTATTTCTCGAGGGATTTTATCTGCATTACTATCAAAATAATATATATAATTATCGCTAATATCTATAAACATACATATCCAATGTGCTCCTGGTAAATCATGAGGATCAGTATTAAATACAATTCCTATTTTTTTCTTTCCTTTTTTTAATAATGTTTTTAAATTAAAATTACATAATTTATTCCAAACACACTGCCCAAACGGTTTTAGTTTATCAAAATCTATCGGTGATGGTCCTATAAAAATAAAATCTTTATATATATATTCATATTGTCTCATTACTTTAATTATATCATTGCTAGTTAACCATTCATTTGGATTATCTTTCCAATCGGATGGAGCTACAGGAGCAAATGTATAATTTAATAATTCTAAATCTATATTATTTTTCATAAACTTTTGATTTAACCAACATTTCTCAGTTTTACATCTCTTTCCTATTTTCTCTCTTAATTTTTCCCAAATTTCTCTAGAATTATTAGTTAATATTTTTGAATCATTATTTGTTTTATTCCATTTTGATTTTATTAGATTTAAAGAATTACGGTTAAAACATGTAAAATCAAATTCTTTTTTTGGACTACATCTTAATTTTTTAAAATTTTTTTTGGATTTATTTTTGTTATATATTTTAGATATTTTTCTAGAATCTTTTTTTACATTTTTTTTATAGTTTTTTTTTGTTTTGTTACTCATTTATATTATAATTATATTTTTTATTTTTTACACCTTTATTTTTAAATTTAGGATCTCTAATATCAGCAACCCTTTTATGTGGTATAATTTTTTCATTTTCTTTTATATTTACTCTCTTTATAAAATTATCTAAATTATTATCACTATTTGATAAATTCATCATAAGATTATCTATATTTTGACATAGTGATACATCACTAGATTCTTCTTTTATTGGAGATAATTCACTGTGTAAATTATTATAATCTGATTGTAAAATATCTTTTTCATCTAATTGTTTTAAATAGTAAATCATAGTACTAGCATAGTTTAAAAATACTGATTTTAAATTTTCATTCGTGTATTCTCCTTTACACATATTTTTTGTTAATTGACATAGCCTTTTTTTGTAAAATTTTATATCATTTAAAATTATGTTATCACATTTATCTTTTTCATTATTAATCTTTTCATATAAAACAGGATTAAGTAAATATTCAAGTGTAATATTATTTATATATTCTTGATTATTCATAATATATAAATATTAGTTATCTTTTAATTGCTGTCTAGTATGATTATTAAATAAATTAATTCCAATATTTCCTAAATTATTTGTATTATCTTTTTTATTTTCATGAATACTATTATTGAATAAATTTGGAAATACTTTTTCTACATTATTATCATTATGTAAAGGAATATTACTTTTATATAAATCACTGTTACTCTGGGGAACATATACCGATTGAGGAAATTTTTGAAGTGCAAAAATCTGATTTCTTAATACTGATTCATCGTTAATTTTTTTTAAATATCCACCATTTAATTCATTATTAGATTGTAATGATAAGGAATCTTCTTCGTGGTGTTTTGTATTTATTATATAACTGCAATTTTTATTATCTATAGGAATTGGAAATGTATATTTTGTTCCTACAGGTCTAGAATCTACAGCTATATCTAAATTAGATATAGGATTAATTCTTGCTAAAATTCTTTCATTTATTTCATCTGTAATATCCATATTACAAGAATTTATTAAATTACTCTTATTATTCGTCATATATAAGATATAGTGTTATAATAAAAACTTATTAAAGATTAATTGTAAATAAATATTATAATATGTGTGGTATATTTGCATTACTAAATAATAAAGAACATTTATTATCTTATGATTTTATAGTGGAACAATTTAATAAAGGACAACACCGAGGTCCAGACAATTCTTGTATAAATACCTCAAATAATAATTTTATAGGTTTTCATAGATTATCAATAAATGGTATTGATGAAGAGTCAAACCAACCTTTTAATATTAATAATATATTACTAATTTGTAATGGTGAAATATATAATTATAAAGATTTATTTAATAGTATTTCTTACAAGCCAACTACTAATTCGGACTGTGAAATTATAATTTATTTATATATGTTATACGGAATTGAATATACTCTAAATTTATTAGATGGTGTATTTGCATTTATACTAGTTGATTATAATATTAATAAAATATTTGTGGGAAGAGATCCTTATGGTGTAAGACCATTATTTTATCTTTGTAATCCAGAATGCATGTTAAATGAAAATTATCATAACACAGAATCTAATAATTTAATTATGTTCGCATCTGAAATGAAACAAATTGTAGAAGTTTGTAATAAATATAATTATTATGAAAATTCACATGATGAAAATTCACATGATGAAAATTCACATGATGAAAATAATAATTTACTTATTAAACATTGTATGCCTAGTGAATATATGTGTTTTGAATTGTCTGAATATAATAAATGGTATTTATATGATAAAAAAATATATAATACATTTAAATTAAATACAAATATAAAAGAAGATAAAAAAAATATAATTGAACAAACTATAAAACTTGAACAAACTTTAAATAAAATACATGAATTATTTTGTGATGCTGTTAAAAAACGTGTTGATAACAGTGACCGCCCTATAGCATGTTTATTATCCGGCGGATTAGACAGTAGCATAGTTACAGCTTTAGTAAAAAAATATTATAAAAACGACCTAGAAACATATAGTATTGGATTAGAGGGTTCTGAAGATCTTGCTTTTGCCAGAAAAGTAGCTACATTTCTAGGAACGAATCACACCGAAGTAATTGTATCTGAAGATGATTTTTTTAATCAAATACCAATCGTGATTAAAAATATAGAGAGTTATGATACAACAACTGTAAGAGCTAGCGTTGGTAATTATCTTATTGCTAAATTTATATCTGAAAATTCTAATGCAAAAGTAATTTTTAATGGAGACGGAAGTGATGAACTAATGGGAGGATATCTATATATGCAGAATGCTCCAAATCATTTAGAATTTGATGTAGAAACTAAACGTTTATTATCAAATATACATATATTTGATGTATTAAGGTCTGATAGATCTATTTCAACTAATGGATTAGAACCTAGAACTCCGTTTTTAGATAGACAATTTGTTGATTTTTATTTATCATTATCATCAGAATTACGATACAATACAAACAAATTACAAGAAAAATATTTATTTAGAAAAGCATTCGATAAAAATTACCTTCCTGACGAAATATTATGGAGAAAAAAAGAAGCGTTTAGTGATGGGGTAAGCAGTTTACAGAGATCTTGGTATCAAATTATCGAAGAAAAAGTAAAAAATCAGACTCTTATTAAGTATGATATTAATCTTGAATATAATTTTAATCCACCTCAAAGTTTGGAACAATTATACTATAGAACTATTTATGAAGACTTTTATCCAAATCTTGGCTATGTTATTCCCTATTTTTGGATGCCAAAATATATTAATGCAAGTGATTCAAGTGCTAGAACTCTAGATATATATAATAAATCAAATGATAACAATAAATCTATAGATAACATTATAGAATTAATGTAAATATATATATATACATATGAATAGTAATAATAATATTTATTTAGAAAATAAGAGAACTATTTTTAAGTTAAATAATAAAAATGTCAATTATTACAAATTTACATTAGGTTTTACCTTATATACTATAGTATTTATAGTAATACTACCATACATATTAAAAAATTATAATGCAGTTAATATTTTATCTGTATATTTTGCCAATTTAGATTTAATAGCTAGTATAATAGGTTATCATGGTGGTCCATATAATACTTTTATTTGGAAACATTTATATAATCCTTCTGATTCATCATTTATTGGTTACATTAGTACTAATTTAATAAATTTATTTGCTTTATTAGGAGTTACTTATACTATTGCATATTATACATATAAAACTAAGGATATTTATAATGGCTGGTCTAGAGCATTTATTATATTACCTATTACTTATTTCATACCTAGTAATTTTATTATATACTATATGAATAGTTTTGGAAAGTATTTAAATAATTATTTTATTAGTAAATCACTAATTCATTATATATTAGTTACACTACTTGGATTTATTATTGCTATTAGTTTTATAGTAACTGAAGCATTTTTAATTAACTTACTAATACCTTATATAGTTTACATTTTAAAATATATATTTTAATTTATTTATTATATCTGTAAATATATTATACTTACATATATATATATATGAAATTGCATGAAAGTATTTATAGATATGCTACAAATATTTCATTATTATTACTAGTATTGTCTTATTTTGGAATTTATTTTATAAATAAAAAATATATTAATATTATACGTATAATTATACGTATCTATATTGCAATAATATTAATTATACGATTTAACCCATATTTTTTTAATAAATCAAAAAATATAAATATTTATAATACTAGAATTGCTTATGATGCTGGATGGTGGTTATTAATTACAACACTAACCATGGATATATCGCAAGAATATATTAATAAATTAATTAAAACTAAATAATATTTTATACATATGATTTTAGTGTCCTATTTTTTTTATATTTATTTTTTATTTTTTTACTCTTATTATTTTTATATATTTTAAAAAAATTTTGAATATCTTCAAAAATTTCTTTACTTATTTGAATATCTTCTTTTTTATCTTTATTAGTTTTATTCACAAAATTATAATTATATTTACTCATATTATTAATAACATATCTGTAAAATAAATCTTTGTTTTCGATTTTGTTTGAATTAGCATTATAATATCTTTCAGCCATATCATTAAATGGTATTGAATAATTATATGGTTCTAAATGTATATAATAAACATTTTCATGATCCATTTTTTCATGATATAAATCATCTAAAAAACATATTTTTGCATTTGCTGGTAAATTACAACAACTTATTAAATCGTCTATCGTTTTATCATGTGTAGTTCTACTATATTCAATTTGTTTTCCATTAATTTTATATGCCGCAATTACTTGATTAAATAAATTATAATTTATTTTTTTTTCTAAAAATTTTTTTATATTTACTGACCATTCTTTGGGTCCTTGATTATTTGTATAAATTATTACTTTATCACATTCTCCTTGTTGTTTTTTTATTTTTAAATATGAAAGTATTTTTAAAATATTAGGACGAAGAAATTCTGGAAAAATTTCAAATATTTCATAAAATTCTTTAAATGATAATTTTTTTTTATTATATTTTTCTATAACATCACAAAATATTCCTAATTCAACAAATTCACCTAGTGTTTCATCTAAATCAAATACAACAACTTTTGTTACTTTATTATACATATAATATATATATAATATAATAAATACAAAAAATGTTATTGTAAATATTCCTATTATTTCCATAGAATATTTTTGAAGAAAAGTTACAAATTTATTATAATAAAATGACATAGTTATTATAATAAATATACATTTTTATAAAATTATTTAATCTACTTCTTCAATATTTGGACCAGTGGATTCCATATTTTTTTCTGGCATACCTCCTGGCATACCTCCAGACATACCTTCTGGCATACCTCCTGGCATACCTCCTGGCATACCTGCAGAAATCTTTTCCATCAATGGTTTGCAAAGATTTTCTAATTCTGTTTTCTTATAATTAATCTCTTCTTTATCTGCTAATTGATTACCCTCTAACCATTTAAGTGTATCATCTATTGAACTATTAATACTTGTCTTTTCTTCTTCACTAAATTTATCCTTTGTATTATCATCTGTAAAAATACTTTTCATAGAAAAACAATATCCTTCTAATTGATTTTTTGCTTCAACTGTTTCTTTAAACTTTTTATCTTCATCAGCATATTTATCAGCATCTGCTGTCATTTTTTCTATATCTTCTTTTGATAATCTAGAACTATCATTTGTAATAGTTACATTACTACTTTTACCAGTCGATTTTTCTACGGCTGTCACATTTAGAATACCATTCGCATCAATATCAAAAGAAACTTCAATTTGTGGAACCCCGCGTGGCATAGGTGGAATATCTTTTAAAGTAAATTCACCTAATTTGTTATTATCTTTTGTACGAGCACGTTCTCCTTCATATACTTGTATTGTTACTGCTGGTTGATTATCTGAATATGTAGAAAATACTTGAGACTTTTTAGTTGGCACTGTACTATTTCTTGGAATTAAAACTGTCATAACTTCACCAGAAGTTTCTAAACCAAGTGATAATGCAGCTACATCTAATAATAATAAATCTTCTGTTTTGCTTGATGTATTACCAGACAAAATAGCCGCCTGTACTGCCGCTCCATATGCAACTGCCTCATCTGGATTAATTGCTTTTGACAGTTCTTTCCCATTAAAAAAATCACTTAATAATTGCTGAACCTTTGGAATTCTTGTTGATCCACCAACTAACACTACTTCGTGAACATTGTTCTTTGAAATTTTAGAATCTTTTAATACTTTTTCTACTGGATCCATAGTTCCTCTAAATAAATCCATACATAATTCTTCAAATCTTGCTCTTGTAATAGATGAGAAAAAATCTACACCTTCAAATAATGAATCAATTTCAATTGATGTTTGCGTTGAAGATGATAGTGTACGTTTAGCTCGTTCACATGCTGTTCTTAATCTGCGCATTGCCCGGGGATTATCAGTAATATCTTTTTTATGTTTACGTTTAAATTCTTGTGTAAAATGTCTTAGTAATCTATTATCAAAATCTTCACCACCTAAATGTGTATCACCTGCTGTAGCTTTTACTTCAAATATACCATCTTCAATTGTTAAAATAGAAACATCAAATGTCCCACCTCCTAAATCAAAAATTAAAATATTTCGTTCTTGAGAAGATTTTTTATCTAGACCATATGCTATTGCAGCCGCGGTTGGCTCATTTATGATACGTAATACTTCAAGCCCTGCAATTGCTCCTGCATCTTTAGTTGCCGCACGCTGAGCATCATTGAAATATGCAGGAACTGTAATAACTGCTTTCTTAACATCTTTTCCCAAATAAGCCTCTGCTATTTCTTTCATTTTAACTAATATCATTGATGATATTTCTTCTGGTTGAAATTGTTTTTTTTCACCTTTAAATTCTACTTCAATTGCTGGTTTATTACTGCCCTTGTCAAAAACTTTAAATGGAAATTGTTTTATATCTGATTGTGTTGCTGGATCACTAAAATTTCTACCTATAAGACGTTTTGCGTCGAAAACTGTATTTATTGGATTAGTAGCTGCTTGATTTTTTGCGCCATCACCAATCATCCTTTCTGTCTCTGTAAAAGCAACAAAAGAAGGTGTTGTTCTGTTTCCTTGATCATTTGCAATAATTTCTACTCTATCATTTTGCCATATTCCAACACAAGAATATGTTGTACCTAAATCAATACCTATTGCTACTTCTTCTGACTTACTCATATATATTTTATATATGAATAAGCTTTAAATATTTTTTTTATTAAAATTTATAAATTTAATTACAATAAAACAAATATTAATATTATTAAATTTTATTTAATTTCAAAGAACGTTTGTGAGACCTCTTCAGTTGTCCCACTGTTAAATATACCAATATAATATGTTTCACGGGGTAATGGAATAGGATCTGGAACTGAATAATAACCACCACCAAAAAAATTCGATATTAAAAAATTTTGATTATTTAAATGACTTACACCAAACTCCACCCTGCCAACATCGATACCATGTAGCGTACCTTGTCCGAGTAAAGGTGTGATGTCATCAGGTGTGCTAGGGTCCCCACAAACAAAAGATACAAAATAAAATTGATAAAGGGTATTTAAGTCACCTGTGTAAATACCTATCCAATCATCTATATCATATGTATCAGGTATAGCAAAATCTACACTAATATAACTGGAGTCTATATTGTTGGGGTCATATTCCTGGTTTATCAAAACTTCACCGAACGTGTATGGTGGTATTTCTTGAGGCAGAACAGGAGGAGCAGCCGGAGGAGCCGTAGGTGGAATCACTGGTACCGTAGGTGGAATCACTGGTACCGTAGTGTTTTCGACTTCTTCTAGTATATAAACTCTAATAGCACCTGCATTATATAACTCTAAATTATTTCCAAAATTAACAATATAATTTCGAATACCTATCGCTACAACGTCACCATCATCATTTATTGATACACTATTTCCTAATTCATTAGGAATATCATATTCACTTCCAGATAAAGTTATATCTTCACCAACTTGAAACCAAGTTTGGTCATATTCATAAACTATGCATTTTCCATAATCAGTTATATAAGGACTACCTATTGCTATAATGTTCCCGTTTTGATTCATAGAAATTGAATTTCCAAATAATTCATCTTCATCTGTACCATTAATTGTATGTACTAATGACCAATTATCTATGAACAATTCAAAAATTTTGCAAATTCCTGTATTACCGTTATCAGTTGGATTACTTATTGCTATAATGGTGCCATCACCATTTATACATACAGTTGTTGGAAAATTATTAGTAATAGTAGTTTGGATCTCAGTATCGATAGTAGAAATTACTATTTGTGAACCAATCAGTTGCCAATCATCTAGATTCAAAAGATTAAGATTAAAATCATAAACTTTACAATACATCGGTATTGTATTAAACAAAGGTTTACTAGTAATAGCTACACGGTAACCATTAGTGATATTGGTAATTGAAACACTTGACCCAAAATAATCTTCTACATCATCCCCGTATATAGTATTACCCAGTTGTTGCTCTATTAGTAAATTCATATTGTTATTATATGGAAAATGTGTTAATAGAAAAATCTTACAATGTCCTCTTGTGTAATCAGTATAACTCTTTTCGTTCACTTCACTAGAATTACCACATATTGCTATAATATTAGCATTATAATTAAATGAAATACTCTTGCCAAAATAATTTAAATTTGAGGATGAATAATTTGAAGATATTATACCACTTTCTATAAAATAAATCTGATTCCAATCACCAGTATTAACATCATATTGATAAATTCTGCAACATCCTTTATTATTTTCATATCCCGGACAACCTATCGCCACCCGACTACCTTCGTTGGAAAGACATACAGTTAAACCAAATAATTCATCCACGTTTTCACTTACTATCGTGTATGGCTCCGACCACGAAGCGGTACCACCTTCATCTGGTATTTGGTCATAAATTTTGCAATATGCAATACCAGCTATTTGCGTGCCTATTTGCGTGCCTATTGCTAGCCGCGTTCCATCCCCATTAATAGAAACTGAATTACCAAAATATTCGTCCTCGTGATTACCTTCCACCTGGTCACCCAAATGCGTCCATTGGTAAATTAATTCAGATTCTGTTTCTGGTTCTGGTTCTGGTTCTGGTTCTGGTTCTGGTTCTGGTTCAGGTTCTGGTTCTATAGATGCTAAATATTCTTGCACTGTTGGTATTGTATATCCTGGTATTCCTTGAGCCCAATTATTTAATTTTTCAAATGAATCTATAAATGTTGTAAATATTAATGTTTGATCATCAATAGTGGTATCTATTAGTACTCTACTAAAATCAGTTGCTTGATTATTTAAATATAATACTTCACTTACATCTAAATATTGAAATGTACTATTTTGTATAATTTTTGGATTATACCCAGACTTACCTTGTGCCCAATTATTTATAGTATTAAATGATGTTATAGATGTTGTTAATATTAATGTTTGATCACTAATACTAGTATCTACTTGTACTCTACTAAAATCAGTTGCTACTGTATTAAGAAAAAATAAATCATTACTTAAATCAAAAGACATAATATATATATAAAATATATATTAAATATACATATTATATACAGTTTTAACTAGATGAATTAAAATACAAAGTACTACTATTGCCATTATAAAATCCTACACTGTCTTTAACTTCTGTAAAGTTATTTGCCCCAAGGGCAACACTTGCACCTCTACTTTGACTATCTATACGAAACTTATTAATATTAGTAATTTCTAAGATAGGGCTATCTGGAAAATATAATATTTCATAATAAATACCATTATTTAAAGATGTTGTAAATGCTTGAGTAGATACTGCACCAGAACTGGGAATAGTATATTGAAAGAGTCCATAATATCCATCAAACACTTTTTGATAACCGATTAAACCATACGCATTATTATTATAAACTTTTGCGGCCGAGCTAAATGATGGAACCCAAGATGATTGGTTACTTTGGATTTCCAGTTGAGCAAAATAGGCTTGAAAGTTATTTCCTTGCCCTGGATTAGCGACTCTTAATAATAATTTTTGTCTTGCATTTAAATCACTTTGATTTAGATCTTGTATAATTTTTAATGTATATGCCGGAATATCATTAATTGATATATCATATTTGAATTTATAAAAATTTTTATTTCGATCCCAAATTGTAAAAATTAAATGATGTATTCCTACTAAATATGTATCTGTATGAGTTAAATTTATAGTATGGGTTGATTCATAATTACTTGAAGTTGGTTCTATTATGTGTGATGATGGTGTTATTATGTGTGATGAAAGATCAACTTTGCACTTACATTCTTTATTCATTGAAAATTTAAACTCTATATCATCATATAAATTAATGACAATTTGATTGGTTTGAATTGCATTACTTTGTAATATAGATGTTAAATCTCCATAAACATTATTCAAATTATCACTTGCATTATATACACTGTTGGATGTATCTATTTTAAAAATAGTATGTTTAAATGAAACATCAACTATTGGAATTGTATCATCCCATATAAAGTAGTTTGTTGTTAATGTTGTTGTGTTATCAGGTCTACTATTATTTGTTAATGTATAATTATTATCACTAACTTGGTAAGTTCTTTGTATATTTGGATTATTATTATTAAAACTTGTTTGTCTCAAAGCAAAACTTATATCTGGATCAGTATAAAAAAAATTATTTGATAAATCATTAGAGGGCCATGATTGTGCAGAATTATCTGTAGAAACAGGGTTTGTACTTATATCAACATCAGGCCAATCAATAACACTACTTACATCTGGGAAATACCAATCATTTCCAGATAATTCAGTAAATTTAAAGTAAATATTTCTACTACTATCTATATTCAAATCATTAGAAGTACCAGTAAATACATCTGATAATGTAAATCCTACACCACTTATATCTGAAGATTGATATGGTATATCTGTATTATCATAATCATTAATATTTATAGTTGGTGCAGTTGAATATGCATTTATAATATTATTAATACTAGGCTTAATTGTAATTGTTGGCCTGAAATCATCTATTATTTCTAATGACAAATCAACAATTGTAGTTTTACCAACTGAATCAATACATCCATATTTAAAATTATAAATACCCGCACGACAGTACTGCGCTGCGGGAAAAGGCGCATATTGAATTGATTCCATAGATAAAGTAACTGGATTTATTATACTAGATGTTAAAGGAGTTATACTTGAATCAAATACAACTTCTGTAATTTTATTTTGATCATAAAAATCAGCAAGTGGTGTCGCGTTGATAGAAACATCCTGATATATGATTGTTTGATTAAGTGACACATCAACCTTATTATTTTGACCAGTATAAATATTTGTAGATGTAAAATTATATGCGGTTTGTAATTGTGTTGGATTATAAAAATCTATCGATGGAAAAATTGTATCACTTACATCTATATTAAAATTAACAACTAATTTTTGATTATTATAAAGTGGATTACTATTAAAAATTGTAAAACTAATATCCGCTTCTTCAATTAAATTACTTGTATCTAATACTCTATCTAAATCCGTACCGCTAAAATTACTTGAAAAAAGTAAAGTATTGCTATTATCTGATGTATTAAAATTTATGTAATCATTATTTCTAACATTGAAATTAGAAAAAATATCTTCAAAACTAAAGTCAAAACATCGTTCAAATGTCATTGAAACATCGCTATGTTGATGAAAACTTAAATCTATTGTAGATTTACTTATATCTATGATATTTCCATTAATTATTAATTGCTTAATAGGTCTTGTACTGTTATTTGTATTATCGTATTGTTTATTTGAATTATTTAAACTAATATCTAATATTGGTTTTGTAGGTGGATTATAAATATATACCCATATACCAAAGTTATCAGTAAAATTATCAGAAAAATTATCTATTTTACCTAAAAAATGTTTCTCAAAGCTAACACCTTCTATAACTTTTCCTAAAGTATAATTAAAACATAAATCAGAGGGAGCTATAACTGTTGTTTCATCATCAGTTAATGATATATTTGATGCAGAAGATATATCAGCATACAAAGGAACATAAGCTACTGATACATCCAAATAACTAAGAATACCATAAGAATTTTTTAAATCATTTATATTGCCACCACTAATTGTTGATAATAAATACCATCCAGGATTTCTAATTTTTGTCATATTATATAAATTACAATATAATTTATGTAATAAATTATTTGTATAATTAATAATTATTTTAATATATATTTTTTAATGTAGTGAAGCTTTCTTCGTAATTCTTTAAATACTAATATATATATTTAATATTGGTTTTATAATAGATATTGATTTTAAATATGTAGACCGAATGTTGGTGGTCCACCATTAAATAATGGTAAATTTTCATTCACTAATTGGACTTCTGGAATATATGTATTAATATAGTATGTATTACCATTAAAATTAGAAGAATTACTTGGATCAAATGAATATGTATCTCTACCACTTAACCAATTTGTAACATATTGTATATGATATATATCTACAACAGGCGAATTTAATATTATTTTTTTATCTGTATCAAAAGCTATATTACTACTATATTGATAAATATTATAAGAAGTATCTAAATTAGGAATATACAATAAATTATTAGTAGAAGCATCATCAATACTGTTAGCTAAGAAATTTAACATATATTGAACATCATCATGCGATATTGAAGTTACACTAGAAATATAAATAGAATTACTTAAATCATATATAGGGTTGTTTAATGTATTTACTTGAAATATATATTCTTCTTGATTAATAGGTTCTTCTTCTTGATTAATAAGATCTTCTCGTGTTATTACATTGTTCTCTCTAATAGAGTTTTTAAATGTATATTGAAATTTTCTTAATATAATTACATTATTGTTATCAAAATAATAATTTTCTTTTTCTATTAATTCATTATTTATTTTATATTCATTATTTTCATTTATTTTAAAATCTTTTAATGTATATTGAAAATTTCCTATTAAAGATTTATTATAGTTAATATCATTTTTATTATATTCATTTTTATCAAATTCATTTTTTTCTTTAGAATTATCTTGATTTTCATTTATTTTTTTTAATGTATATTGAAAATTACCTATTAAAGATTTATTATAGTTAATATCATTTTCATTTAATTCATTATTTTCATTTAATTCATTATTTTCATTTAATTCATTATTTTCATTTAATTCATTATTTATAACATGTTTTTTAATTGAAAAATTTAATTTTCTAAATTTAGAATTACTATAACTAAAAAATTTTTGTTTCATATATATATATGATTATAATTAATATAAAAATATAAAAATCATAAATGTTCAAGTGCATATAAAATAACTTTTTCTTGATCAGATAATTTTTGAAATAGTAGATTTTCTTCCATATTTATTTGAAAAAATTTCTTTGATACAACATTTTTTAAAACTAATATTATATTTTCTTCTATTTTTACTTCTGATAATATAGCTCCATTAGTTAATACTAAATTTTCTGGATTACTTAAATTTATCCATCTAATATAATTACCTATATGCAATTCTGGTATTTCATCAACATATCTGTAATCTTCTAATTTTGATTCTAATTCACTTAATTTTTTTTTTGGTAACTCTAATTCATGTAATATTATATTCTTTTTTTTACTTATTTTATCAAATGTTAAATGAAGTAAAGATTCGTTACTTTCATTATTAATTGCTTTTGTTAAATATTCAATATCATTTTCATTCATTAATTATATAAATTATATACATTTATATAATTTTAATATTTATTTTTAACTTAAACTTGTATGATCATTAGGATCATAAAAATCCGCTTGTGATAAATCTACAATAAAATCTAGATCTTGTAAAAGGGCTAATGTTATCCTACTAAGAGGTAGAGGATAATTAATATTATCAGCCCATCCAGTCATTAATTCATGATCTAAACCTGGATGATCTTTATTATTATACTCTCTATTATTTTCACTATTACTAGCTTCATATCCCTCTTCTAAATGAACATTTGCAGTTCCACCACCACCATCATTTTCAATTGGAATATATGTGAGATCATTACTAATATCATTAAAATATATTTTATATTCTCTAATAGCATTTTGACCTGTATACCATAAAGTATTGTTATCTGACTGTTGTAAGTTATTAAAGTTAAAATATACTCCTATACCAAAAACATGACCCATTTCATGCAATAAAACATAATAAAAAGTAGATTTTCCTCCAATTCTTGTTGCTTGTTTTAATGTATATATTAAATCTTGATTAAATCGAATAGTACCTGACCTTGTATATGCTTTATTATTAAAAACCTCATAGCTATCAATTTGTGTATAACCCAATACATTGTTCGCCATCGAATCTATATCAATATTCATAATAATTTTTGGTGGAGGAACATCACTAATTTGCGGTAATGATATTATAGCATCATCCCATTTTTGAAAAGCATCAAAATCTTCTTGGTCAAAAACATATGTACTACTTCCTGGTTGTATAATAAAATTTTTATAAGTTGGAATTGAACCTATAGTAGTAGTAGTATCAGGTTCTGGTTGAGGCTCATTTTCAAAATCAGGCATTGTCCAAACAAAAACATTATTTGTTGGTTGTGTAAGAGTTTCTATTACCTCGCCAGGCGTATCTCCTGAACTCATATCTTGATATGTACCATCATCGGCAAATGCCGCATATGTTTTATTTGAAAGAAAATCACTATTTAATAAATTTAAATTTATTTCCACATATCCATTACTATATAATGGTGGATAATTTATTATATAGCTATTAGGAAATTCTTGAGTGCCACCTCTACCAATACTATATGAATTATCAGGTAATGATGATATTAATTCAGGTAAACTATTTACACTAACTCTTGTAACTGGATAATATATTATACCATTTACATTTATTGGATTTTCTGAATTTAAACTTCCAATCGGTTGAGCTAAAGAAATATCAGTTGTCACTTCTAATATTGCAGTCCAATCATAACCATAATATCCAATCCCATTACTATTTCCTATATTTTTTATTTTTAAAGTTAAAATATTTGATATATCATTAAAGTTTGAATCATCTAATATTGTATATTCAGCATTACTATATATAATAGGTTCAGGTTCTGGTTCTGGTTCTGGTTCTGGTTCTGGTTCTGGTTCTGGTTCTGGTTCTGGTTCTGGCATAGGTTCTGGTTCTGGTTCTGGTTCTGGTTCTGGTTCTGGTTCTGGTTCTGGTTC